TTACCTCTTATGTCAGTGTTTGGAAACTTGACTTGAAATATACTTGGGTCTAAAGCTGGATAAATGGTTCCGTTAATAGTTGCACTTTGTATGTCGTAGGTATTACCTGAATATCCATCTGCTCTCTTGAACTTATTTGTTATTACAATCGGTAACTTATCAGGATTATTTTCTAGTGGTTGTGTAACTGCGGCTACTCCCTCAACTAAAGATAACTCATACACAATGTCAGACATTATTATTGGTTGACCTATCTGCCAGCTATCGATATTAAAAAATTCTTTTAACGTAGATACACATCTTAACAACACATCGTTTTTGTTATATCCTACTTTTGTAAGTATTGCAAAGTCAACTGCTATATCTATTATGTATGCGTCTTTAATATTTACAGCATCAGTTACCAATCTGAACTCAGATAGATAGTTTTTAAGATTTTCTTTGACTGTTAAAGATAATGGTTCAAGAACTTTGTTACTATTGTAACCTAAAGTATACATATTTAAAGCAAGTGGATTAGGTACTCTACTTGTTAAAGCTCTAAGAGTTCTCTTATTATCAACATCATCTTGTGTTACCAATCTATCTAAATCATCTACTTGTGAAGCTGTGTTTACTTGGTCATCTTGCATCAAATGTACTTTTGCTATGTTACCATATCTAGCTGGTAAAGCGTAAGCTCTTACAATATAGTCTTCTTTAGTTACTGCTCTTTGTTGTGCTTGATAATAAGCTAAAGCACTATCTCTAACTTCTCTTATTGATTGACCAGCTGAACCACCACTAGCAGGTTTTGGATTAGTAAATGAAACTGAGTTTTGTGATTCTGCAATCAAAGCACCTGATAAGTTTTCACTTTGTATTTGAAACTCAATGGCTGTTGATTCCGTGATATCACCGCTAGCAACATTATCATCTATTCCACCACCATAAGAATATTTTATTGTGAGAGTAGTATTAGCTGGTGCTTGTCCAAATGCTTTTGTTTTTAAAAAGTTACTTGGGTCAAAAGCTACACCTAGTTTAGTTGGACTACCTGGTAAGTTAGAACCAACATTATCAGGGTTTGGTATAATCTCTTCATCAGGATTATCTGATACTCCTGCGCCAAATCTTAAAAAAGTATTCTCGTTTTCATCGATAAATGTAGTAAATCTTTTTGGTACTTTTTTTAGTTTAAGCAAGTAAGGTGATGTATCTTTATTAGTGACCGAGGTTGGGTCATTAGTAGAATTATTTTCCATGTCTATAAAGATTGTATCTTGTGCTAACGACTCCACTTCATACCAATCATTACCATCATCGTCTTTACAAGATATGATATTTATAACATCGTTGTTACCTAACTTAATCTCTTGATATTTTTGTGCTGAACCAAAGGTATAATACTCTGTTGCTATCTCACCACTCTCCACACGAACTTGTTTTTTCAATAAATATTTTGTTGGTGTACCACCATCACTTTCAAAAATAGTTGATACTCTAGCATCTGATTTTGTGCTAACGTTAAAGTTTACGTCTTCTAAAGTTCTAAATGTTTTACCAGTTGACAATGATTTAACAGTAGCACCAGCTTTTATATTTAAAGCGTATCTATAATCTGGTGAACCATTTAGTGCTGGTACTGTTTGAAAAACATCTAACACCGCAGATGCTGGTGTAGTAGTTTTTGGTTTATATCCAAACGATTGAGCTATCGTATAAACATTTCTTTTTTCTTCAGCGTATGCTAAAAGTGATTCTCTAAATTGTGAATCAATATAATAAGAAAGTACGTCACCAACATAAGCCGCCATTTCTATAAACATCATACCTGGTGACGCTTCATTAAAATCATTGTATGTGTTAGGAAAATATTGTCTAGCAAAATCTATCAGATTGTCTCTAAAATCACTAAAGTCTTTATTAAGATAGTTTACTGGTTTAACAACATTTTTTTTACTTGAGGTTCTAGCCATTATAATCTCTCCGCAGTGTATGATGCATCTAACTCTATTTGTTGAAGAGTCTCACTATTTAAAGTTGTAGAGAATGTTACTCTAACAAATATCTTTGATTTGTTATCTTCTTCTGTAAGTGTTTCAACACTTTCGATATTAACATAAGGTAACCAAAAACCAACTGCTCTTCTGACCTCATCTTCAACTCTTACTGGTAAACTATCATCAAGTTGTTCAAAACATATTTCTCGTAACCTACTACCAAACTCTGGTTGGTAAACTCTTTCACCAATATGAGTTAAAAGTAAATTTTTTAGATTATGTCTTACTTGGTCATATGAACTTTTTGTAAGTTGAAACACATTGTTATTGTCTGACTTTAAAGGTAAAGCTAAACCAATGTATGTGTTAGGATTTAAATCGTTTTGTCTGGCTCCTGCCATTACTCACCTTTCTTATTCATAGCTTTCATTAAGTCACTGTAGTCACGAGTCAAAGCTTTTGTTAATGCTTCTGGTACATCGTTAACTGATTTACCTGCTTTTTTCAAAGTATCAACTGCTACCATATCTCTCTTAGCTTCTTCAGGTTGACCATAACCCATCAACTCAGCCATGCGACTTGTGTCAAAAGTTCCACCACCTAAAGTTGGATATTCTTCTGTTTGATTTTTTTGTGTTTTTGTTAAACCAACTGTTTCATTAAGTACATCATTAAGTGATTTATTCTTTGTGTAAGCTTTCTTTTGTTGAACTTTTTGTTCAATAACTTTTGTTGGTTTAGATACTTGTTCCTCTATAAATATCTTTTTTACTTCTTTTTGGACTTCACGTTTGACCACTTCTCGTATTATTTTTACAAGGTCTTTTTTAGTCATAATAACTCCTATTGTGTTTTTACTTTTTTACTTAATAAAGAATCTTTTTTAGTGCTTAGTGTTAGTTTTAATGCTTCAATTGCGGCTTGTAAGGCAGTTCCACCACCCTTGTCAGTGGTAAAAGCGTTTGCGGCTGTACCAAGTTGGGTTAATATTTCTTCCAAAAATACAATCAATGTATCACCCTTTACAACTGGCTCTAATTTATCTGCACCACCCAATTTAACATTACTAGAATTTAATCTTATTTCTTGTCCTCCACTAATAAATATACCGTCACTCTTTAATAGTATTTTTTTTCCATCAATCTTACCATCTTCAAACTTATTCTTAGAAAACTTTTCACCACCACTTGTCAAGACTATCATCGAATCTGAGTTTTCAAAAGAATCATCTACTGGCACTGCAATGCCACCTAATACTTTATTAGAACTTTTTACACCTATTCTAATAACAGGTAAATCATTATCTTTATTTCTATCAAAATGTATCGATTGACCAAATCGTCCCTCGTATAATGTGCTACCCTCTGTTATATTTATAGGACTTATTTCTTTTCTTTTAAAAGTATCATCCTCAGAAAATTTTAGATTTGGTAAAGGATAAGGTTTATCTACTAAAGTGTTTTCTCTTATCTGTCCCTTTTGATTGATAGTGCCGATATAGTAATGTCTACCGTTAAACTCTACCACTCCTACGTGTTCACCTGCTACAGGTACTTGTAAAATACCATTTCCAAAAAATGGTCTAACAACTCCACCAAGAACATCTTGATTTGGTTCTATTACAAACTGACCCGTAACTGCACCTCTTAAATCACTCGTTCTATCTGTAAATACTTTTGTTACACGAAATGCTTCCCACTCATGAAAATCGTACAATGAGTTGTTGATAATTGATTTTATGTATGCACCTATGGCACGACCAGTTGGTAGTCTACCTAACGGATTTGTTGTGGTTAAATCACTTTTATTTTTTTTTCTGTAAGACATTAGTTATTGATGGATTCGATTCTATTATGTATTTTGTCCGATTCTTCTTGTATATCTTTTACTGAGTCTTCGAGGTTTGATAATAGTTGACTCTTTTCTTCATCAGATAAACCAAACTCATCTTCACTACCTGCTTTATTCTCTGCAGATATTAATCTTTGTACGATACCTGCCATCTTTACAAGTTGGTCATCGTTACGAACATTTATTTCTAAATATTCTTTTATCATCGGCACTATCTGTACCGCAGTGTCTCCGTCTTTTATAAACTGTACAAGTTCTTTTGTTAAGACTTCTAACTGTTTTCTGTTAAATTCTGTGTTATCGTATATATCTTTGAATAATGAGGAAAGAGATTTTCCATCAAAGATTTCGTAGTCAATAGCCATGATTTACCTATATGTTGTCTCTTATAAATATACGTTACAAAAAAAATATCAATATATAAATATATATTGAAAAATATTATTCATTTACCATATAGTTATTATAGAGGTTACTCGGTTTTTAAAATCGTGTGACCTTTTTTTTTGTTAACTAACGGGAGAAAACCAATGCAGGAAATCGTAACACAAGTCAAAGGATATATTGATGATTTAGGTCATCTATTAATGTCCTTTGTAGCTATAGGTGCTTTATCTGAAGTAATCTTTGGGTCTGGTATCTTTGGCGTGAATGTTATAGGTAACCTCACATCCATCATTAATAAGTTCGGCGAGTCAGGCTTCGCTGGACTTGTCGCCTTGTTGGTGTTGGTGGGTTTATTTCGTAAGTAGGACACGGAATAGTTCTGCACATCCTACAATGTAGAACGCATAAGAAAGGGGAACGAAAGTTCCCCTTTTTTTATTTGGATTTAGATAAATCTATTAAGTGTTCATCTTCATATGTTTTTAATATTCTTTTTACAAGTGGGTGTCTAACTGAGTCCTCTCTATCAAACTCCATGTGATTAACACCCTCAACATCCTTTAATCTGAACCACGCATCATAGAATCCACTCTTCTCGTAGTTAGTCACACCATTGGTTTTGTATTTATCACACTGAGACATATCACCTTGCATAATCATTTTACAATTATTTGAAATCCTTGTCATTAATGTTTTGATTTGCATCGGTGAAACATTCTGTGCTTCATCAAGTATAACATAACAATTTTCGAGATTTACTCCACGTAAAAAGTTTAATACACTAATCTCAACTTTATTATCAGCTAATAGTTTCATGGCTTTATCTTTACCAACTATCTTGTCTAAGATAGTAAAAGTTGATTCGTTGTATTGTTGAATCTTTTTATCCAACTCGCCAGGCAGATAACCTAACTTATCCTCGTTACCAACATCCACTGTAGGATTGATTATGATTAACTTATCATAACCTGTTCCACGACGTAGAACATCTTGTAATGCTTTATAAACAGATATGTAAGTTTTACCTGTTCCAGCTATTCCATGACACAATACTAACTGAGTATGTTCTTCACTTATGATGTCATAAAATATTTTTTGGTTTCTTGTTTTAAACTGAAGATTGTTTACTATCTTAGGTATAGCACCAATCGGTGACTTATAAACTCTTGTTGTCTTCTTTGCCACTCTCTTCCCCCTCTTCTATGGGTGGTATATAATAAGGTGGTTTTGTATCTAACGTATCTTTCACCACCTCTGTTCTAATACCAACGCTTTCTTCTAATCTGTTTAATGTTGGTTCAAGTGTTCCATTGTAATCTGCTATAAGAATAACAACGGCTAAAACACAATGAAAATAAAACCAAGTCATTAAAATATACTACCTGTATTTGAGGTATCCACTTGACCATCAGCTGAAAACTCTTGTAACATATTAAAATAGTATTTTTTCATTTGGTTAATAACTCTTGTAATGTGTTGTGTATTACTGCCTGTCATTTCACGAATCATAATATAAAGAGCTTTTTTATTAAAGTTCTCGATGTAATCTTTTTTTCTAAACAACTCTAAAACTGAATCAGCAACTAATATATCTTTTTGTCTGTGGAAGATATTGGTTAAGTTATTATCCCAATACTCTAACATTTGACTTACGAACTCAGAGTTAAACTCATCAACATTCTCAGTAATATTTTCAGAAGTTACATTTCTTTTATAATCAAGTTTTACGATATCATCGTGTATCTTCATTTTTTTATAATTATTATTGTTGTTTAAGATTAGATAGTTTTTACCAACTATAGAAAAATAAGAAAAGGCTCTACCTTTTCCTTCTTTGTATTTTGGTAGTTGCATCACCATAAAAGATACCACCTCGTTTTTTACCTCTTCAAATGGATAGTCAAAGTAATAAAACTTAAAAGTGTGAATAAGATTTTCTGCCATCTTACAAAAAGCTGGATGTATTCTTTCACCGTAAATTTTATTTTTTTCTAACGGATTAGAGGTGTTGTTATATTCTATAATAGCCTCTTGCACAGGTGTGCCAAAATACATTTTACTTTTTTTGCGTCTCTTCTTTTTTACAGGCTTTACAGGTTTAACAACTTTCTTCTCTTTAGGCATTGTTATCATTATCTCCTCTTAAGGTTTGTATATTATTTACTATTTCTGTTATTTGTTTAAACTTAGTTCCAACTTCATCGTCTGATTCAAAATAACCCTTATCATCTATTTCGTTTATTTCTTCAATAGATTGTGTTAACTGATTTTCAAAGTTTTCTATAAGCGTTTCTAACTTTTCAGTTTTTATCATCAAGTTTATCACAACATAAGTTTGTATTACTATTACAACTGATAGTATTATTTCAAATATCATTAGTTTTCTCCAAACAGTTCGTTAAATAAGTCTTTAGATTTAGATGATAGTTGTTCTGAAGTCTCCTCTAACGTGACTGCTTTTTTAATATTATCTACGTTCTTTTGTACTTTAACTTCTTCTTGTACTTCACCACGTTTCCACTCATCATATTCTATGTGAGTAGCCATTGAATCAGCCGCATGTAATATATAAGCTATATTTGTTTTAAGAGTATTACCAGGACTATATGTAATGTAATATTTTTTATTAGCCTCTTCATACAAACCATCAGTAAGTCGTAAACCAATATACTCATTTTCTGTCATCGGAATCTCAAATAAACCTAACAGATAAACTGCTCTATCAGTTACGGTCATGTATTGTAACTTATCATTATGAGCAAATATTTTACCTTGGTTTTTTCTATGCCACTCTGATTCATTTGGTATGTAGTAATCATTTTCCATATCACCAACTTTACCTAAGTCATGGTGTAGCGCTGCAAAGATAATCTCTTCATTAGTAAAATCTATTGTTGCTCCCTCTGCTTGCCAAAGGTTTGTTAACTTCAAAGCTAAATCTACAACGTGAAGCACGTGCTCTACATAACCACCGACGTGTGCGTAGTGATAGTATTCAACACCACTCGCAGGTGCTACACACATTCTATCCTCAAAGTAGTCATACATTTTATTTAACTTTTCTAATCGGTCACCTTCAAAAGTATTATTGATTAAACTTCTAAGTTGCTCCCAATTTTTCTGTATTTGTTCAGGTGTAAGTTCTTTCATCGACCAACATCTCCTAAGTATTTTTGTTTAGTTTCTTCCCAACTCATTCCTATTATATTCATATAAAAAAGTTTATCGGGTTTTAAATTGTTGTTATCATATAGTTTTATATAACGTCTAATGGCTTTTGGTTTCCACCAGTTTAAGATATAATCAATGTCACCAACAAACTTTGGTTTCATTACTAAATCTTTTTCCTCTATTTTATTTTGTAAAAAATCAAAACCATTTTCGTACATATTAGCAAAGAATGCTCCACGTTTATAACCATGCATATATTTTGATTGTGACACACCAACAGTTTTAAAAATCATTTCTAATATTCTCTGTTTAACGCCTGTTACGGGGCCAGATATATCTTTACCTCTATCAAGTATTTTTGTTTGATAATCATGAGCTTTATTTTCTTTTACCCATTTATGCCAGATTTTATAATACTCATCATCAGGTTTCAAACCTATTCTGCCTGTTGTTTCACCAAGTGTCTTCCAATGTGGAATACCATTGTACTGAGAGTGTACTCCATAAAGAGATGTAGTGGTAACACCTACCAAAGTATTCTCATACATTTCTTTCCATGCATCACGGACAGTTGAGGATGTAACTAATGCTGATAATAACTTACCACCAAGAAAATTAAAACCTAAAGGTTGAGTAGGAACGATTGATGTTCCAATACAAGTATGATTTAATCTACCATGCTCAAACTTATTTTCTTTTGTCCAACCGATATATTTATCACGAACTCCTAAAGAGGTTACATCTGAACCAACAGATAAAACTCCAAGAAAAGAGTTTGTGTTTTTATCTTTAACAAAAAACTTTATATTTCTACCAGGATTACCTGTAAACTCCATTGAAGATATCATCATTCTTAATGCAGTCCACGAAGAAGTTGAACTAACTATTTGTACATATGGTTCTAAGTTTTCTATTTCAGATATTGTTAAATCTTTATTTGTAATATCTGTTGGTTGCCATATGCGTTTTTTTAGTTGGTCGTATTTTGAGGACTTACGTTGGGTGTTATACAAGTCTTGATTTAGCTCTTGCCACTTTTTATACAAGGTAGATTCTTGTACAGACATGGCTTTTAAGAAGTTGAGATTGTCTATAAACTTTCTTCTCTCCTTATCAAAATTAAAACCATCGTCTTCGATATCAAAAAACTTACTTAACATTTATTAAAACCTATTTTTTTTGTAATGAATATACGAAAATATTCTTGCGTTGTCAAGCCTTTTTTTTAGAATGATGATGTAGGTGGGCTCTCTAAACTTGTTTTTAACTCCGTCTTTACAATCTCAGCATTTGTAAACTTATATGGTTTAGTGTTAGGTGATTCTAAAATGTCAATACGATTTACCCATCTTGGATGCATAGTATCTCTAACTTGGTAAACACCATCTTTACCATCAGTTCCTTTTAAGAGTATAAAGTCACCATAGTCCAACCAACCGCCCCAACGTTTCAGAAGATTTCTACTCACCGCTATAAACTTGTACTCAGATGCTATATGAGTTCTTATGCGCGTTCCATCCGCGAGAATGTCCGGCGTAGAATCTGTCTGATAACTTACGGGCTCGTACATTGTGACTGTCACTTTCATACCCTCGGTTTCGTACTTCTTGAGATTTTCTGTTAGTCTTTTATTTTCATCTAACAGACTCCTAATCTCAATGTTTTTATCACTTAAGAATTTTGTTGAAACAATACCATTTGCGTAGGTGACCAACAAAATGGTCAGAAACATCATACTGTATTTATTCATTTTTATCCATTCCTTGTTCTTATATAAGTATTGATTAAAAGTTAAAAATACCTAAATTGATTAACCCCAATCCTCTCCAACATAACCATCAAAAGGATTGTCGAGATTAAGTTCTATAAGTTGTTCTTTAACTTCTAAAACTAAATCCCAATTTTTTTCTTCTATTGCCTCGTCTAATTTGTCGAGAACTTCTTGTAAATCCATGTATATATACCCTCTAATAAATATTGAATGTACATAAGCACTATTAAGAATAGTAATGCTATCAAAGCAAAGAAAGATATAAAAGATATCATTATAATAGCTATCATTTCTCTTATTGCTGTTGAAATCTTTTTCATAACTTTAATTATCATAAACAACACTTTTTATACTTTTTTCCACTACCACAAAAACAAGGGTCATTACGTCCTATTGTTTTTTCTTTAGTTATGGTTGTCACCATTTGCCTGTCCATAATAGTTACACCATTTAAATGGTCTATTTCGTGCTGAACACATATCGCCTCTAATAACCTTAACTCTTGGTCGTGTTTGTTTTGTTGTGTTTTTTCCCAACTACCTTTACCATCACTTGGATTTGGCGCTCCACTAAAATACCAACTACTTTCATCTTGTTCTGTTTTTACGATGACACTATCATATCGTTTAGTATTTACTGATTTACCTTTAAAAGATAAACATCCCTCGTAATAAGGTATCTCACTACCTTTAGAAACATATTTAGGGTTTATAAGAATAAGTGGTTCTCTAACATTAACAACTGCTACTTGAGCATCGATACCAACTTGATTAGCTGCTAAACCAATACCATCTTGACGTTTGTTAAGTATTTCAAATAACTCTGTTGCTATCTTCATTCCCTCTTCAACAGAAACTTCTCTTAATGGTTTATTTATTAATGGATTATTTTCTTTAAAACAGTTTATAACTTGTTTCACTAAAACCTCGGTGTGTTATCTTCATCTGTCATTTTGTAAGCTATATAACTGAGTAAACATATAACTAATAATTCAAACATTATTTTTCATAACCTTATCTCTTAAATCTTCAAAATCTTTTCTAACAAGTCGTAGTTTATCAAGTGCTACACAAACGTCACCAAAGGCGTCACTAAACTTTTCTTCAAGTTCTTGATTGTACCACAAGTTATTTAATGCGTCTACTACTTCTAATACATTAGCACTTATGTCGTCAAAGTCTTTAGTCAGACTTATTTTTTCTCGTTCCCACATTTAGTCTCCAAAGTTATGGTTTATAAAATCTACTTGTTTTTTCATAGCTTTTTTTAAAGCAACTTTTTTCTCTTTTTCTCTATCGATTAAAATCTGCTCTTGCGTTCTACGTTTAGCTTTCTTTTTAGTTTTTATCTTTGTTGGTGGCAGAGTACCTTTAAGTTTAGGTTGCTCAATACCTTTATGAAAAACATTACCATCTTTATCAACGAACTCATTCATCCAATGCCAGCCTGCTGGTCTACCACTTGGTTTTGGTTTTTCAATATCCTCAGGAAAACCAACTGCTAACTGAACACAATAAGCACAAGTAACTTTGTGAGCGTTGGTATCAACCTCAACCCACCTACCACACTTATGACAATCTAGCAACTTCATCTCTCTTCCTTTTAAAGTTTTTTTCTTGTATCTCTAATATATGTTTGCAATATGTCTTACGAAACTTACGACGATAGGTAAAGGCTGGACAATCACAAGCCCACTCTAACCTACTCCTATCAAAACGAATGTCGTATTTTTTACCCTTAATCTGATAGTGTTCCCAACCATAATCATCAATCAATACACCATCAAACTCGTCAATAACTTTCTGCATAAGTTCATTCATTATATATTACCTATAACCATAAGTAGAAGAAATACAAAAAATATATACAAAAGTGTTAAGAACTCTGCAACGTGATATAACCATTGTTTCCAACTCATATTAGTTGACCCCATAATATTATTTCTGAAATTAATTTATTCTCTGCTTCTGTCCAAAAGTTTGAGTTCCAATTTTCCCAAAGGACTAAGCCTGTCTCATCAGAGATACTTTGTATCCTAACATCACCAGCGTAATCAGTATCATATGAAATAGTGTAATATTTTGATACCGAAACAACTGGCTCTTCAGTGACCAACCACTCATTTAGTGCCTCACCAAAAGTGTTCTCATACAAATAATCATTTGACATAATTATTTTTTCGTGCATTACACTAAACCACTAAGATAGTTAGCTACAACATCAAAATCCTCTTCACTTAAAGACAACATCCACTCATCTTGCTCGATATCACTTAGATGATATGGAGCAGTCATATCAGGCGTGTTGTCACTATTAGCAGGATAAGTCATACCATTATTGGTATCTAAGTAAGTACCTACAGATTCTAATAAAACCATTATATATTTCCTTTATTTTTCATACCTAATAATACGCAAAAAACATTATATCTGGCAAGCTTTTTTTTTATTTTTTTTATCGCGTCCAAAAACTAGCTTCGATAGGCTCTTCTTTTTCATTTTTTATATCGAGTACAACTCGCTCTAACTCATCAATAATGTTTAGTAAATCCTCATTTGGATTCTCATCATTGATGCTTATCAACTCGCTGATAATCTTAATCAATCTACTTTTCATTATTTTTCCTTACTTTAAATAGTTTGGGCCTGTCCACTCATACCAATCGGTATTTTGATGAAAGACATTACCTCTTGCCCATTTGGCTGGGGCGTTCCATGAAGCTGGTTTGAAAGTATCCCCTTTATTATAGAGAATATTTTTATGAATATCATGGTCAATAGCAACGAAGCCCCAAACTCTTGTACCCTCTAAAACCTTAACAAATTTTCTACCATACTTGAAACTAATATTGAAACCATCGACATTATGTCCACCCCAATTTTTATACTTCAGAACTATATTCTTTTTTAATCTTTCAAGAGCGATATCTAAATCCCTCGATGGATTATTAGGGTCATATGTTGGTTTACATTTTTTTACAACCTTTGGTCTTTTAATCGCTTTTTTTACTGGCTCTATATTGTTTATAAATTTAAAACTCATTTTTTTCCTTTACTTTTTATACCTAAATATATGGATTATTTTTTGTTAGGTTTTCTCCTACCCAACCTTTAGATTCAGAGTATACCATCTTAAAACTACGACCCAATCCACTAACATCTTGAGATACTCTAACGACATCTACTGTATCCCAATCAAAGTACTTTTTCATAACCGATGTTATATACCAGCTTTTAGTCTTATCAGTTGTATGTAAATGGTCTGTAAAGCTCATAGTTTTTCCATTAGATTTAAACCTAAATAAAAACTTGTATGACTTCATAGGTGATTTCCAACTCATTGTATTTCCTTTATTTTTCATACCTTAATATACAAAGGAAATGCAATACGTGTCAAGCTTTTTTTTAATTATTTTTTAAAATCAAAAAATTTATTAGAATAATCATCAACAATTTTACCAAATCCTAAATCATAAATACATTGTTGTATATGATGCATTCTAACATGATTTACAGAATTTGTTGCTTTAGATGAATAATCAATCCAATTTATTTTTTTGATTTTTTGTAAAATGTTTTCTTTTTCTTTCTTAAGAATAATACCATATCCAGAATTATATTTTACATCATCAAAATTAAAAACAATGTTACTTTCACTTCCATAAAAAGATGAGTTTATAAAAAAATCATATTCATTCAGATAATCCATACCACAATATCTATTTGGGTCAGAATTAACTGTTTTTATATCTGCGTATTCGCTTACATCATAATTATTAAATATAGATTTTCCATATCCACGCTTCCATACTTGGAAAAGTGTGTTTATTTTTATTTCCTTGTTATTATCTGGTGAAAAAAATGTTTCTTGTTCTAAAATAGTTGATTTTATTAAATGTCCATTTTTAACTCTACGCATATTAGTTCCTTTACCATTACTATGAAATGACATTGGTAATATAAATCCAACATAATCCGAAAATAATAAACATCTATTTAAAAAAGCTAAAGCAACGGCACCACGAATCCCAAATGGTGGATTTCCAATAGAAATATATTTTTTTGCTAAATCATTTGGTTTCCATTTTAAAAAATCTGATTTAATAAAGTCCTCTCTTCTATCAATTAACTCTATGCCAATTTTATTATTTGTTATTAGTGAATCATAGAATCCACCATCTCCAGCACTCGGTTCTATAAAGGTATATTGATTTGTATCAATATTTTCTTTTTTTAATACCTCATAAAAAATATTAATACATTTTTTTGCAGTATCACTACTTGTAAAATAACTATCTGCAGGAAGTTTTTTGTTAATAGCATAATGAGGTAATTCTGTTATATCTAAATTATTTTTTAATCCTTTCCAAGCACTTGCCATTACAGTATCTCCTTTAAAATAGTTGGTAATTCAGAAAGTGGTTTCATTTTTGATTTTGATAGAGATAATTTATAAGACATCTCATCCACTTTTTCATTTTCTCGTTTTTTATACAAAGAACCTAATTTACAATTAAAAGTTTCTTTCATATAATTATTATCAAATAAATCTTCTTTTTTAACTATCTGAAACCATTCATCAGATGGAGAAATACCAATACAAAATAGATAATCATAATCAGCGTCAAATTTCATTGCGTTAAATTGAAATCCCCCATTACTATCTTGCGTTGCAAGTTTTGATTCAAAATCTGTTTGTTTTAATTTTATTAGATTTTTACCTCTAACATCATAATCTCCCTTTCTAATTTTTGGAAATTCTGCTTGATATGATTCTCCTAAATCATTTATATACCATTCAAGTATTTTCTCTCCAATCGTTCCCTTTTCGGTTGTACTGAGTGGTTTAATTTTTTCATTTTTTGAATTTAACCATTTTTTCTTGGAACATGAATTAGATATTACCTCATTTGTAATTCGTTCAACCAATGTATTTGTCATATTAAAACCTTTATTTTTATTCTCATTTTTTCATAACCTAATATAAGACTTAAAACATATACGTGTCAAGTCTTTTTTTAAGAATATAATAATATTTCTGTCGCTTTCTTTGCTTTGAATCCATCCTTAGTTTTCTTTCTTCTACCTGCGGTGTAGGTTATTGGAAACTTTCTGAGATTAGCTTTTCTATTTTCAAAAAAACCATCACCACTATCACGATTAGACAACCAAACATTTTTATTATCTTCGACTCTTTTTATCAATAACTCTGTTTCTACATCAGGAAAACTTGTATTGTAATCAGCAAAGCTATCTCTATAAGGTGGGTCATAAAAAGTAAAGTCACCCATAGGACAATCTTTCCAATCACCATTTAAAATCTCCACGTCGTATTTATTTAATAACCTATTCCAAGCTATTACATTTTCTTTATCATAAACCTTATCGGTTTGATTTAGTAAGCCTGATGGAGTACCGTATCTATTATTAGTATTTTTATTTATCTGCCATATACCATTGAAGCCAGTTTTCATAAGAAAATATAAAACATAACTTTCTCTAAGGTCACCCCAATCTTGATATTCCCAAGCGTTTTTTCTACGTAGTTCAAAAAAGTATTCTTTTCTTTTATCTTTTGCGAGAGGTAGATATTCTGCTTGAAGTTCATCCATCCCCTCGCAAAAGTCGCTGAGGTTGTAACGAATATTTTTATAGATACTAATCAAGCCTGAGTTAATATCATTTATATAAACTTTTTTTAATGTTGGATATCGTTGTACAACATTTAAGAACATAGCACCACCACCAAAGAATGGTTCACTATACGATTCTATTTTATTATCAAAGGCAGATGGAAACAAAGGTTCATAATGTTTCATCATCTTTGTTTTACCACCTGCCCAAATGAATAGAGGTTTTATTTTCACTTAACGTTTACACCTGCAATCTTTGCGTAACCATCACCAACAGCGTTAGTATCTCCACCTCGTCTACCCATGACTCTGAAACTAACATTATCAAGAACAAAGTTTTCGTCCTCAATATCATTGATGATTATCACATCAAGGTTCTTAGTAGGTTTTACCAAAACAAAAAAGTCAAACTTATCAATGTCTTGATACAACTTGTAAATTTCTTTACCAATCAAGTAGTTTAACTTCTTAGGGTCACTGACATTGGCGTTGAACATATCAACCCACTTATCAATCTGACCATTTAACATTGGATAAACCTCATTAAAATAACCTTTAACATCTACATTGTTCTCAGATAAGTATTGAAGATTATCTTGTAGTGACTTTTTATTTTTATTGAAAAAGTCTCTACCACCCAAGTATTTATCTGAAGCGTTATCTGTAGCTCTAAAGTTAGCGACAACAGTAGATTTTAAACAACCACCCTCAAACTTTTTTAACTCACCATACTTACCATCAACTTCAAAGTCGTGAGCAAAACTAAAGTTAGAGTTCTTATATAAAAGGTGAAGAAGAATCTCACCAACACCAACACCCTTCATCTTAACATTCGTAAGTCTTCTAGCAATCGCTCTGAATGTTTGATTGTTTTTAAGAGCTGGTACTATATCGTAAATATTAGTTCTAACATTACCATTAGGAATAGTAGGAAGATTATTCTCATTTTTGAGAATGTTAATCATATCAAAACCATCACCATAATCTAAATGCTCCCAATAACCATCTTTTAAAAACGTGGTGTAGAAAGTCTCGATAATATCAACTTTGTGATTTTTAGGATGAAGATTTCTGGCCTCAAGCAGACCATCAACCTCTTCTATCCATCTTTGTTTATTATTCATTATAACCTCATTATTCATACCTAAATATAACCATTATTATATACATCAGGCAAGCTTTTTTTTATTTTATTTTTACACCACCTCTTGGAGCTTTAGTTTGATTTATAGGTGGGTTTTGTTTAGATTTTTTAGGAACCCTTTTTTCTTTGACATCTACAATCTCTTTTTTCTCATCTCTTTTAAAAACTTTGTTTTTCTTTTTAGTGTACATATCATACATTTTTTCTATATCATCTTTTTCTTTTTCTTCATGCATAAGAGCGTGGTTAAAAGCTAAGACCAAAGCTAAAGCCAGAGGGTCAAACACAAAGATAAGAATAAAGATAAAAAACTTAACTACCGTATCTACATCAGTTTCAAATGCTTTTGCCAGATAAATAGCTGGGCCAACATCGACGCCAGTTTCAATCAACTCAATCTCTAAATCCGATATCCTACCTTTTATTTCTAAAATCTCAGTAGATATTGTTTGTATCTGAGGATTATATTGTTCACGTAGATTACGTTTTGCAGTTATATAATTTTCTGGCAGTGAGGCAACTTGGTCATCAAGTTCTTGTTTTAAAAAAACTCTATCTTCTTGTAGTACGTCAAGTCTATCTTCTAGCGCCAGAAGTTCAGTAGATTGTTTTTCAAATCCTATCGTTGCTCCTTGATAAGCATTAGATAAATAACCAAAGATACCAGCCGATGTTATCAAAACTAAAACAACAACTCCAACTGCCATGTAAGTTCTTAATATCTTATTTACATTATTCCAATATCTGTATAAAAAAGATGCGGCAACAAGTTTACCAAACTCAAGAGAACTCGCCATTACAACCACGGACAACTTTGCTCCTGCAAAAAGATTTGATAATCCAAATACCGAAAAAAATGCTGCACTACCTGCAACAAAAAATGCTGATAAACCTACATATGTTTTTAAGTGTTTACTTCTTTCCATTCTGCCTCGATTATTTTATTACATATAAAATAAATATCTCCATTCCTAAGAACGGCGTCAGCTAGTGTATAGAGTTGTTTAAGCTCAGATGGAGTTTTTGCTAGTTCTGTAACCTTATTAACTGACACCGTTCCGAGAACGACATATCTGTCATCATTGGCAGATATGATTTTCATTAAGAGATTTTAACAGAGTGCTTTTTAGGTTTTGCTGGCTCCATTTTTGGAATCTCTATGGAAAGTAAACCATCTTTGAACGATGCCTTTATACTCTCCCCATCTAATAGTTCACCCAACTCAAACTGTCTCTTGAATGATGAGTGCTTAAGCTCTCTTCTGATTACCTTAGCACCTTGGTCATCAAACAATCCGTGTTTATCTCCAGCGATAGTTAGGACACCATCTTCAACATCAATCTGTAAATCCTTTTTATCTAAGCCAGGTATCTCTGCAACAACACCAACTTTGTCATCGTATTCATATACGTTAACTTTTGGATATGCAGTTCCTTGCATTGGATTAACACCAACAGTTTTGGTCATCTCAGGAAACTGAGCTGATACTATTTGGTCAAACATTTTATCAAACGGGGTTAAAAAAGAATCCCTATCAATCATAGGGATAGCGCGATTAAAAACAACTTTAGTCATTTTACTTCTCCTTGTTTACTTTTAGTCAAACAGAGATTGATTCTTACGACATCTAATCTCTTTATTATATCGGCCTCACTTGAGCGCCGAATCATTTATAAATATAAGGGGTAGTCATTTTTAAGTCATAAATAAAAGTGAGAACTAAAAATTGTTCTACCCCATTATATTCTTTGAGCGGGATAACAGAACCGCCCTGCTCCCTCTTCGATGGAATCGAAGCGTATCTCTCTTGATACTTCTCCCGCGAACGTTTGGAAATTTAAGGGGATGTAGGATTAGAGATTACCTACAACTTTCGGCTCAGATTTATTCTACCTTGTACCTACTACCCAACAGTTACGTTGATTCTCTT